TGGTGCGCCAGATGGCGAGAAACTTGAACACAAGGCCTCGCCCTCCGACACTACCTGTTCGGCCACCTTCAGCGTTACGGTGTTATTCTTTCCTCCGAAATTAAGGTGCAATAGAAGCCGTCCGTCATCGTACAGGTATGCAGCCTGTAAGAATGTCTCAACGATGAAGATGCGCCACGCAGGGTCGCTCTGGTCACCGTCACGGAAACGCTCCAAGAACCAAACCACGCTGTCTCTCTCCAACTCTGGAGCCTCCATCCGCTCCTTTGCGATACCTGCTTCGAGGGAGACACGCTCCGCTTCTAACTCCATAAGATGGCTCTTAAGGCTGTCCGTTATAAGGCCGCTGTCAATTACACTCATGGTGTTTTTGATGGCGGTTTCATTTTGTTTTAGGCGTTGCTCTAAGCCGGACAATGCACTGCTCGTTTTCTGCTTCGCCTGCCACTCCATAAAGCGGTCGGCGAACTCGTTAATCATATCGTCATCGTTGACTATCTCGGCGAGTTTCGCAACAACGGCATCCTCTATCCACTGCTTCGGCGCTCTCTCCTTGTTGCACTTCTTCTTTCGGCGGTTATTACAGATATAATACGAGTACACCTGTCCGCTCCGTCCCGTGCCACCGTCACCCGTCATCGGCGCTCCGCACTCGCCACAGAACAGCTTTGCGGTCAACAAGAACCCACCGTCCACCTTCTTGGCAGCAGGCTGTCTGTGGTGCCGCTCCACCATCTTCTGCACTTTATCGAACAGGGTGCGGTCTACAATGGGCGGTATGCCGTTCTCGTCTCGGATATCGGCGAACTCATACACACCGACATACTTCTCGTTCTGGAGGATACGCCGGAGCGAGTTCTTATTGAAGAGGTTTCCTCGGCTCGTCCTGTATCCCTCTGCGTTGAGGTCGGTAAATATATCGACCGCAGGGCGGCCGGCCGCATACTCTTCGAAGATACGCCGAACCACGGGAGCGGTCGCAGGGTCGATTTCAAACCGCTTGTCGGGACCTTTCCGCAAGCCGAGGACGGTCTGTCCGAGCGTCTGGCGCTTCAATGCACTGTCATAGTTGCCACGCTTCACATTCTGGGACAGGTTCGCAGAATAATACTCCGCAAATCCCTCCATCACCGATTCGAGGATTATCCCTTCTGGGCCATCGGGAATGCTCTCCTTTGCGTATAGAATGCGGATGCCGTTCTGCTTCAGCTTGTACTTATAGATTGCACTGTCATATCGAGACCGGGCAAATCGGTCATTCTTCCAAGTAATAACCACGGAAAACTGGCCCTTGCCGCTGTCCCGTATCATCCTCTGAAACTCTGGACGCTTATCCGAAGTGCCAGTGAGCGCCCGGTCGCAGTATTCGCCCACGATGACGATGCCGTACTTCTTCGCAAAGGCGTGACAGTCTCGGAGTTGCCCCTCTATGCTCTCGTCCCTTTGTCCAGAGGACGAGTATCGGGCATAAATAACGCCCTTGACCAGTTCGGCGGTCGGTTTCTTTTTAGCCATTGCCGTTTCTCCTGTCGAACCAATACCAGTCGCACCGTTTGCACCGCACGAAGCCTGCCTGTACGGCAGCGAACTCCGGCACTTCGGCATACTCGACCGTGTTACTTCCGAGGCAGTTGCACGATGAATGGTATGTCTTGCCGCTTGGGGTGATGACAACGAGGTCGCTTCGCTCCTCATCCTTCTTAACGGAGAGTTTATAACCCTTCTTGTCTTTCTTAAGGAAATCAAACAATCCCATTTTAACATCCTCCTTTCTCTTCGGATTCCAACTCAAACGCTCTGGTTAAAAGTTGCGTCTGCCCCTTGACGCTCAAAGACTGAAAAATGCGGAGTAATTCGGTCTCCATGTCCGACAAAGGGTTCTCGCCCTCTTTGCCATTACGAACGATGAGGGTAGTTGCGTTATTGCCCTGCACAACGGCGCTGTTTTGGATATTCGCTGCCGAGCAAGAGCGGTCATCTGTCTCACCCAGAAGCCAAAGCGAGGACACTCCGAAGAAGTCCGCAATCGATGCCACCGTGGACAGCATCGGCTCTTGGGTGTTGTTCTCCCACCGGGACACCGTACTTTTACTCAATCTCTGATTTGTCGATTCGTTGTATTTCTCGCAGAAAGTATCCATAGAATAACCTCGCTCCGCACGGAGGGAGCGCAGTCTTTTCCCGAAATCGCTCGTGTCGTACCTTTTTATCTTCATGGCAGTTGCCTCCTTGTTGCCGCTTCGTTCTGCTTCATTATACCATAGCGACATCGAAAAATCAATGTCAGCCACGAAATATTTACATTTAATATCGAAAAACCTATTGCAATCTCCGATTTTTTGAGGTATACTTATAAGCGTAAAGAACAACACCGCAACACAACGCAACGAAGCGAAGGGAGAAACGGACATGACTTATAAGAAACTGGTGGCACACTTGGTAGAGCGGAAAGCCTGGAAGTGGGCAGAGACGGTCACGAAGTGCAGCGTAATCACGAGCGAGGTTAGCGACCTGCATATCGAAAGCGACACCATCTATTGGGAGGTGTCGGTCGAGGTTCGTGATAACAACGGCATCTACAGAACCATTCGGGTCGGCGGCACCGCTTGCGACATCTGCGGCATTTGCGAGAGTGTTATCTGGAACACCGATAAAAAGGAAATCCTCTGGATGTCGGTCGAAGAAACGAGAAAGCAACTCGGAATCACCGAGTTTGAATTCAAATAAGGAGGCAAAAGCATGGAAAACGAAAGGATTATGCCGAACGACATCGTCAAGCACAAGCCGACTGGCGAGACTTGGGTTGTCTGCGGAGTAAATCACACCGATGGATTGCTCATACCTTGCGGTTACCCGTTCCCAACGGTCGCAAAGGTAGAGGACTGCGAACTGATAGAGAAGCGATATCACATCGAATATCAGTCCGAGGAATATATCAAGACCCTGCTCGAAAAGGGCCTGTCAAACTATGTCGATGTCCGCTCGGCTATGCTGCACGGAATCATATAAAAGGAGGATAAAATATCATGAGAAAGAAACACGCACCTTACACCAAGTTCAAGCGACTGCTTGCGTCCAGGGGCATCACCTACAAGGAGGTGGCGAAGGTTATTCATACAACCGAAGCCACGGTGATGTGCAAAATCAACGGCGATTCCGACTTCTATATCTCGGAAATGAGAGCCATTTGCGCTACCTTCGGCTTCGATATGAGTATTTTTTTTGCGGACGATGTTGCGTAAAAAGGAACAAGGAGAACCGAGATGATGGCGAGAACGACAACGGACAGGGTCACGATAGACCCACGCCTCGTGCCGGACGGGGAATGGCAGACAGCTTGCTCAATACTCGCAGCAAGCATCCGGCTTGCCCTTGCAGACCCTGCCAAGCGAGAAGACTACGAACGATGGAAAGCAGAGAGGAGGGCGAGAGATGGACAGAAAACGCAGACACGCACCTAAACGGCATTACTCGACCGAACTCCTCACATTGATTGCCATCACAACAGTGCTTCTCATCATCTTCGTGATTGTGGTTTCGGCTTGCACAGAGAACACCGCAAGCACCACAGAGGACGCACAGAACACGCCACAGCCTTCAACGGGCGTTGACCGACCAACTACTATCCCCACAGCGGAAACCACGCCAGAAACGACCACAGAAGCCACGGTTGCACCTTGGATGCCGGACGAGACGGATGTGGAATACATAGCAAAGACGGTGTATGGCGAAGCACTCATCGTAAAGAGCGACACACGCAGAGCGGCGGTTGTGTGGTGCATCCTCAACCGAGTGGATGCAAAAGGTTACCCAGACACCATCGAGGGAGTTGTCACAGCACCCTATCAGTTCAGCGGATACGACCCCGACCACCCCGTCACCGAGGAACTACGAGACCTTACGATTGATGTGTTGCAGCGTTGGAACGCAGAGAAAAACGGTGAGACGGATGTTGGTAGGGTTCTCCCGAAAGGATACTGCTTCTTTGTTGGAGACGGCTTTGAAAACTACTTCACGGATGAGTGGAAGGGCACGGATTACTGGGACTGGTCGCTGCCTTCCCCTTACGAAAACTGAAAGGAGGTCAGCGAATGAAAGGACACACGATGAAAGGACATCGCTGCCAATGGCACGACCTTGTATGCGACAAGGAACTTGAAAGTTGCATCGAGTGTGAGCGTTTTCCAGACAACGAGGGCAAACCGAACTTCACGGCAGAGCCGATGCAGGCACTCCGAGAATGCTCCTATGGCGTAACCATTACGGTTTGCCCTGCTTGCCACGAGCCTGCCTACGATGACACCAGATGCCATTTCTGCGGTCAGCCATACACTTGGCCAGAGCCAGACCCAGAGGACAGACCGACCATCAAGGGCGGCCACTACGCCGAAAACGGCGAGGTGGTATGCGATGCCTGCGGATGTGCAGACCTTCAGTTCGTATACCACGCAGACGGAAAAGACCGCTACGGGAACGGCTACAACTGCGCCAAGTGCGGAGCGGCCGTTCAGATGATATTTAAGCGGAGGTAACCATCATGACAAGGGCACAGGCAAAGAAAGTGAGACGGATATTCCGAAAGGTGTGGAGATACACCTTCGGGACGGTCGCATTCCTCGGATTCGTGTTGCTTATCGGCACGGCAGGCAGCAGCGACCTCGACCTCATCCCCTTCTCGCAAATAGTAACCCAGAGTGCCATCGGCTTGGCAATGTTCGGAGGCGGACTTGCCATTGGCGGCTTTCTGGAATGGTAACTGCCTCCGGCAGAAAGGACGAACCACATGAAAATAGCAATTCGGGACGGGGACATCATCCTTCGGGAAATGACCTCCGACCAGTACAACATCATCAAGTCTTGGAACTCGATGAAATGGGTCAAGGCGCAGCAGTGCCTACAGGGACGGGCAAGCATGGCCCTCCTCGACAAACTGACCATCTTCGGCAAGCTGCCACCGAACATCGAAGCATATCGGCAGAGCCTACATAAAACTGCCGACCTCGTCAACATCGAACGCAACGCCGCCGAACCAAGACCATTCATTCCATACCCAGTCACAAAGAGCCTCTTCCGACATCAGACCAGGGCGTCCAATATGGCGATGCTCACCTTCGGATACGAGCCAAGCCGGGATGACTTCAAGGATACCGGCCAGAGTAAAGGCTTCGGCTTGCTGTTCGAGATGGGTTGTGGAAAGACCATCACCGCCATCGCCATTATGGGTGCGCTTTGGAAGTACGGCAAGGTCAAAAAGGTTCTGGTGGTTGCCCCCTCCTCAGTCTGCGGCGTATGGCCCAAGGAGATGGAGGAGATGGCAGACTTCCCCTTCGCAGCAGCGGTCATGGTGGGCGATAAGAAAAAGCGCCTCGCCGCCCTCGACAGCCTCGGCAGAGCCGAGAAAGGCAGTCTGCAGATGGCAATCATTAATTACGAAAGCATATGGCGCGAGGGCATTTTTGAGGCTCTGGCCGCTTGGAAACCAGACCTCATAGTGGCAGACGAGAGCCAGAGGATAAAGACGCACGATGCGTCCCAGAGCAAGGCGATGCACCGCCTCGGCGATGCGGCACCGTACAAACTCATCCTCTCCGGCACTCCAGTCCAGAACAATGCTGTGGACATCTTCTCCCAGTATCGATTCCTCGACAGCAGTATCTTCGGGACGAGTTTCTACGCCTTCCGCAACAAGTACGCCATCATGGGCGGCTTCGATAAGCACCAGATTGTCGGTTACAGGGAGATGGATGACCTCATCCAAAAGGAACACTCCATCGCCTACCGAGTGACCAAGGGCGATGCCCTCGACCTGCCGGAGCAGACCTTCGAGAACCGCTACATCCAACTCTCGGATGCCGACCGCAAGGTCTATGACCAACTCAAGCGAGACAGCTACGCAGAACTGGAAAGCGGCGGCGAGGTTTCCGCACCCACGGTGCTTACAAAGCTGCTCCGGCTTCAGCAACTAACAGGCGGTTTCCTTCGCCTGGACGATACCGATGCACCGAAGCAGGTCAACCACGCCAAACTGGACGCTCTGATGGAGATTGTCGGGGACTGCATGGATGCAGGTCAGAAGGTGGTTGTATTTGCAAGATTCACCGCCGAGATAGACCTCATCGTCAGTGCGTTGAAGAAGGCAGGCGTTGCCTTCGGGGTGATAGACGGTCGCACTCCAACCGAACACAAGGTGGACAGGGTGACCGGGGAGCATACCTTGAGCCGGAGCGAGGTCGTGGAGGACTTCCAAACGAACCCCAAGACCACCGTGTTCCTCGCCCAGATACAGACCGCCGGACTCGGCATCACGCTCCACGCAGCAAGCACGGCGGTGTTCTACTCGATGGATTTCAATTATGCCTCATATCAACAGGCAACCGCAAGAATACACCGCATTGGTCAGCGGAATGTATGCACATACATTCACCTGCTCGTAGAAAAAAGTATCGATGAAAAGGTGCTGAAAGCCATCCAAGTAAAGGATGACCTTGCAAAGTCAATCGTGGATAACTGGAGGGATTATTTTGAAACTTAACGACCTAACAGGCAGACAGTTTGGATTACTTAAGGTTGTGAACCGTGCCGAAAACGCCAAGGACGGTGCTACCAGATACCTTTGCAGCTGCGAATGCGGTGCGGTAAAGGTCGTTCGCTCCAAGCACCTCGTCAACGGTGCAATAGACAACTGTGGATGCCAAACCCGAAAGCGCCGTTCAGCATCCCTCACTCGACACGGTAATGCCTCCGATAACGGCACTCGCCTTTATAGAATCTGGGAAGGCATGAAGTGTCGATGCCAAAACAAAAACCATCACGCCTTCGACCGCTACGGCGGCAGAGGCATTAAGGTCTGCGAAGAGTGGCAGCAGTTCGAGCCTTTCAGAGACTGGGCGTATGCCAACGGCTATGCCGATGACCTTTCCATCGACCGCATCAACAATGACGGTAACTACGAGCCTGCCAACTGTAGGTGGGCAACGCCGAAAGAACAGAACAATAATCGCAGACCGAGAACACATTAACCCGACCAACTGCGGCACCGCCGCTTTGGAATATATCAAAGAAAGGACAAATCACTATGGCAGACACATTCATCTCAAGCGAAATCCTCGACCTCATTGACCAGTTCAAAGGAGCGTTAGAGGAGAAAGAGTCCCTCGCCGAACAGACCAAGCGTAACAACGCCCTGGTCATTGAGATAAGGGACAAACTGGCACAGGCTATGGTCGATGCAGAAATCGACCAAGTCGGCAGACACGGCATCAACTGGAAGTTGAAGCCGACCACCAAGTACTCCAAGAAGGCAGGTATGGACGAGGCGCTCTTCGAGGTGCTTCGCAACCACGGACTGGGAGACCTCATCCGTGAGACGGTCAATGCACAGACCTTGCAGGGTGCTATGAGCGAACTGGCAAAGGAGAACGATGACGAGTTGCCGGACGAGTTCTCCGAGGTCATCAGCAAGTACGAGTACATGGACATCAGCCACCGCAAGGCAGGCAAATCAACCGTTTAAGTCAGACTAATTTTAAGGAGGATTAACTTCTATGAGTAACAACGAAACCAAGGCCCTCGCTGTTTTGGAACAGCACAAGTTTGAACTGATACCGATGAGCGATGACCTTAAAGACATCATCGCCGAGGAAATGGACGGTCTGGGGGCCGTACCTTTCGACATCATCAAAATCCCCTCCGGCGGCGGACTTTCCTTTGAAGTCCCCGGCGAGAACGAGGACACTCCTACGGTTGCCACCGAACTGGTCGGCATCATCGTAGACCACCACCCTGTCAACGCCCTCTGGATGAACGAGTATGACGGCAGCAACAATCAGCCGGACTGCTCCTCCTTTGACGGCAAGACTGCAGTCGACAGCAACGGCGAAATCAAATCCTGTGCCAACTGCCCTTATAACCAGTTTGGCACGGCTCGGAATGGCGGCAAGGGCAAGGCCTGCAAGAATATGCACCGCATCTACATTCTGCTCGGAGGACAGGCAATCCCGACACTGCTCGTCTTGCCCCCTTCCTCCATCGCCGCATGGCGCAACTACATCGGGAAGAAAATCGTAGTCAAGGGCAAGCGTCCCTACATGGTGCTGACCAAGGTCACGCTGAAAAAGGAGAAGAACGAGGGCGGCATCGCCTACTCGCAGGCGGTATTTACCAAGGTCGCAGACCTCACCCCTGTGGAGTGTGCCGAACTCAAACCGATGGTTGATGGCTTCAAGGCTATGACCAGAAGCGTTGCAATGCAGAGTGCCGACACCTTTGTGGAGGGCGCAGGTCAAGGTGGGTTCGAGGAGATTGATGGAGACGAGAACCCCTTTGCATGATGCCCCTCCACCCAAGTAACAGAGCATTGGGAGGGCGGTCATGGAATCGCCCTCCCGAAGGAGGGGTGAGATGAACGAAATTGAACTGGACAGAGTTGTCGACTATAAAGCCGAATACTCTTCAGCCGTTGAACGGCACAAAATAACAGGCAATCGTCTCACTGGTCTCTGCCCGTTCCATCGGGACAAGAACGCAAGCCTCTCGGTCAACCTTGAGAACGGTATGTATAAATGCTTCGCCTGCGGAGCAGAGGGCAACTTCATCACCTTCTACGCAAATCTGCACGGCTTGGACACCAAGGACGCATACAAGGCTATCTTGGAACGCTACCACATAGAACCGCAGGTGCAGACCTACACGGTCGAGGAATACGCAGCGAAGAAACGACTCCCTGCCGACTGGCTCATCGAGAAGTTCAAACTCTCCTCGGAGACCGACAATAAGACAGGTCAGCCTTGGATTCGCATTCCGTACTTCAACGCAAGCGGTGACAAGGTTCTCTTCCGAAAACGCTTCAAGGAAGGTTCGCCAGTCCGTTTTAAGTGGTCTTACGGCTCGGCCGGCAAGCTGCTCCTCTACGGAGAATGGCAGTTAAAGTATTTCAGAGAAGTCGAGAAACGCACAGTCCTCGTTGAGGGTGAGAGCGACACGCAGACCCTTTGGTATCTTGGCATCCCGGCACTCGGTGTCCCAGGTGCTTCGACCTTCAGACCCGAATGGTGCGAAAAGCTGAAAGGCATCGAGCGATTATACCTGCACATCGAGCCGGACAGAGGCGGCGCGACTTTCCTTCATCAGATGTGCCAGAAGCTTCTGGACGGAGGCTATGAGGGCGAGGTCTACAGGTGGAGTTGCAAGGATTACGAGGTCAAAGACCCGTCCGACCTCTTCATCCGATATGGGAAAGAGGACGCAGCGACCAAGGTAACGACCGCACTCGACAACGCCGAGGCGATTGACCTCAATCGTATCAACGAGCATATACCAACCGCCATCGAGGACGCTCCCATTCGACTGCGGCAGCCGGAGGGATGGATATTCTCGGAGAAAGGCATCTCCTGCATAGACGAGAAAACATCAATGCCGTATGTGGTCTGCAGAACGCCGATACTCATCACTCGAAGACTTCGCAGTATGGAGACTGGAGACGAGAAAGTGGAGATTGCGTTCAAGCGTGACGGCGAATGGCACTCGACCATACACCCACGCTCGGTCATATTCCAAGCCAGGAGCATCACCTGCCTCGCAGACCAGGGATGCACCATTACTTCGGAAAATGCCAGACTGGTGGTTCGCTACCTGGAGAAACTCGAAGCGGAGAACATTGACATCATCGAGCGTTCCGACAGTGCATCCACCTTCGGGTGGCAATCAAGCACAAAGTTCCTCCCAGGTCTCGCCGACAATATCATCCTCGACATCGAGCCTTCGCTCCGAGGTTGGGCATCGGCATACTGCCAAAGCGGAACATTCGAGGCTTGGAAGGCAATGGTCGCACCGCATCGTGAGCGAGACCGTTTCCGCTTCATCCTCGCCGCAGCCTTCACCGCACCGATACTTCGCATCGTCCGACAACGCATCTTCTTCGTATATAACTGGGGAGGCTCAAAGGGCGGTAAATCGGCAGCATTGAAAGCAGCCCTCTCCGCCTGGGGTGACCCAGAGCGATTGATGGTCAACTTCAACGCCACACAGGTGGCATTGGAGCGTATGGCAGGCTTCTACTGCGACCTTCCGCTTGGTATCGATGAGCGACAGCTTGCAGGAAGCAATCAAGGTGCAATCGAGAAGATAGTCTATATGTTGGCAAGCGGTACAGGCAAGGTCAGAGGCTCGAAAAGCGGCGGTCTACAGGCACTCCAGACTTGGCGGACGGTTATCCTCGCCACAGGCGAAGAGCCAATCACCACGGAAACCTCGCAAACAGGTGTCAGCACTCGTGTGCTTGAGATATACGGCCCACCATTCGAGGACGAGCGACAGGCAGGTCTTATGCACCAGAGTGCATCGGAGAACTGCGGATGGGCAGGCATTGACTTCGTAAAGCGTGTCATCGACCTTGGAGACGAGGCAATCAGAGACCGCTTCGGTGTGATGCTTGACTATGTTTACAGCCAGAACAACGGTAAGAACGGCAGCCA